ATCTTTGTTATAAATAACACAACTAAAGTTATAATTCATAAAAGTATTAATTTGTTGCGGTGTCATAGTTTTAATGTCAGGTCTGGATTCAAGACCTTCTGGAATATTCGAAAAATAAGTAATAGTGTTGTCGCATATCCAAGGAAAATCATTGTTGATAAATTCCCAAATTGTGGTAAGTCTTTGTTGACCATCCTCCACATTATAGCTTATTGTGTTGTTAGTACATTGTGTCGACAATTGTATGGGAGGTACCCAATAAGATTTCATAATAGAATCGATAAACAGAGATTTCTTTTTATTAACCCAAACAGATAATCGTTGGTAAAAAGCTAACCAAAGGGAACCAATATTTATCATATGACAAATATTTCCAATTGACATATTGGAAGTTTCAAAATTAATTTCGCTGTTAAACTGTGATAGTATTTCATTTGTATTCATGATCGTTTAATGTCTGTAATTAAATACATACGCATATATTAATTTCAATTTTTTTATAAATCATCTTAAATTAATTACGCATAATACATATTAAAAATAATTAAAAGAGAAATATAATGAAAATTATTCTAGATATACGTGAGGATTCACTTTATAACTTAATAATAAAACAGTTAGAAAATGTGAGTAATATTACTTGTATAAAAGAAAAACTATTGATTGCTGATATCATTTTTAAAGACGATAATGATAAGGAATTAGTACTTTTTGAACGTAAATCATATAATGATTTATATTCAAGTTTAAAAGACGGACGTTATAATGAACAGTCATTACGTTTAGATTCTTCTGAACTGTGTAATCATAACATAGTTTATTTGCTAGAAGAATCGTATAAAAAATTTAAAGGCGTAAATACAATGACTGATAATTTATTACATAGTTGTATATTTTCTTTAATGTTTTATAAAGGTTTTTCAGTATTACAAACAAAATCGATATCACATACAGCATCTATGATTGTAGATTTCGCAAAAAAATTACAAAAAGACGTAAATAAACCTTTTTACAGTTATTTTAATGGAGAAGAAAATAATCAAAGGAAAATAGATTATGTGGAGACAATTAAAAAAGAGAAAAAAGCAAATATAACATGTGAAAATATCAATATCATAATGTTAAGTCAAGTACCAGATGTGAGTACAACATCAGCAAAAGCAATTTTGGATAAATACATTACTGTTAGTAAACTTGTAGACGCATTAAACAAAGATAACAATTGTATTGAAACAATCACTTACACGACAAAATCAGAACAGAAAAGAAAAATAACCAAAAAAACTATAGATAGTATTAAGAAATATCTTTGTAATATTGAACCAGAAGTAATCGATATGAGTAAAATAATATAAATAATATAAATAATATGAATAGTATATAATGAAAACATTAATAAAAGTTAATGAAATTTATAGTCATATTGTTCTTTCGTTAACATTAGTTGTTGCTATATCATGGGGTGAAACATTTAAAAAAATAGTTAGTGAAATACCATTTTTGAAAAAATTACGTGGTCCAATATTACAATCAGTTGCTATTACAATTGTAGTTGTTGTTATATTAATTACAATACATACTATATTAATAAATATATTTGGTAGTAATTCAATAGATGATGATAACAAATAATAATATTAAGAAATAAAATTTTTTATTATACATATTTTTAATAAAAAATTTAAATTTCATTTTCTTTATAGATGTAAAATGGTTTAAAACCCTTACTTGGTGGAGGTCTAAATTTACGCACCAAGTCTTGACTATATTTGACACCACCCCAATTAGTATCCATTGCATTTGTACTTTTTTGACCTGGTTTAACTTGTATGTAAAATAATTTATCTAATGGAGTATTTTCACCTACAGTTTGATTTTGAGGATCAAAACCAGGGTAAGAATTTGTATTATAAGGGGGATCATCACGTGATGCATCTAACAGCAAATCGGTAACTCTATTGTTATCTAATTTTTTTGATTCATATGATATTTGACTTGGTAATCCTCCTTGTGGATCTTCAGGATCTGGACGTGCTTGATAAACTTCTTGACCTTGTGCGTCATATGTTGTTTGTAAATATAAAATTGGACATCTTAATCCTTTACTTCTTTGCCATTTTGTGTACTCCACATATTCTTCTAAACTTTCAAATTCGATTGGATTGGCACCTGATATTTTAGGTTCTTTAGAATTATATAAATAAAATTTAGAATCTTTTTGTATTAACATGTCAGCACATTCATCATTTGAAAATGCTTCTTTTGAACTGTTACTTGTAATAAAATACAATCCCATTAAAAATATAATAAATATTAAGAACAATATTCCTCTATTAATTTTCATCATATATAATTATTATATAAAAATAATATATATAATGGTTAAAGTTTTTCGTATTTTACCCGAACATACAAATAAAATCGATAAAATCAATTATAATCTAAAAAATAATATTCCAGTTATTGGTGCTGTATACATGCCAGGGTGCGGTCATTGTGATAATATGATTCCTAAATGGAAAATTGCTTCTAATGAAATGAAAAAAAAATATGGTGGTAATGTTATCATTGCATTAATTCACAAAGATTCTATTGGTAGTACTAATTTACCATCTGGAAATATTAGTGGTTATCCTCACATTATGGGATATGTTAATAATAGGGAAATAGAATATAATGGTGACCGTAGTCCAGAGGACTTCATTAAATTTATGAAATTACACGGTGGTTCACATTTAATGACTAAACAAACGGGAGGTAAAACTGAAAAAAAAACAAAAAGGAAATGTACTAAACAAACAACAAAAAAATATATTAACCGATCATCACCTCCATACCCAGCAAATGAATGTAAAAATAAACGTAAAAAAGGAAATGATAAATCATATTATGATTCTGTAAAAGCAAGCAATGGTGTTTACAGATGGGTTAAAGTAAATAAGACAAAAAAAAACAAAAAAAAAATATAATATATATTATGAAAACATAATATCATCATAAAATTTTGTAAAATATTATATGTTGATATAATATAATGTCAACTTTTCCTGCAACAACTTTTGTAAACAGTGGTCTGAACTTTCAAATAAGTGGTGGTTTCACGATGGGATCTTTAGCGTTTGATAAAAATGGTAATTTATTTTGTACCAGTCATACAAATAGTATCTTAAAAATAACACCAAGTGGTACTGTATCTACTTTTGTAAATAGTGGATTAAATTTTGGGGCAACGACCTCACAGGGATATTTAGCGTTTGATAAAAAGGGTAATTTATTTTGTAGCGATAATGAAAAAATCGTAAAAATAACACCAGATGGCAGTGTATCTACTTTTGTTAATGAAGTTGTTGCTGCTATGTTGTTTGATAAAAACGGTATTATGTTTTGTACTACTAGTACTGGTAACAGTATTATTAAAATAACACCAAGTGGTAGTATATCTACTTTTGTAAATAGTGGATTAGATACTGCCGCCGGTTTAGCGTTTGATAGAAGTGGTAATTTATATTGTTCCGATGTTGGTACTGGTATTGATAAAATCTTTAAAATAACACCAAGTGGTAATATGACAGAATTTGCTAGTGTAGATAATTTATTGGGTTTAATGAGTGATAAAAATGGCAATTTATATACTGGTACAATGACTACAAATAAATTGTTTAGAATATCAACAAGTGGTGTAGTAGAAGAATTAATTACTACTGGTGCTACAATAGATGATATAGAGAGCGCAGTATTTGATAATAGAGGAAATTTATATATTAGTAATAGTGGTAATGATACTATTATCAAAGTAGCATTGGGTGTACCAAGTGAATTTCTTGTGATAGCAACATTTTTAAAAAAAACAGGAAAAGGTAGTTTTGTAAATCCAACAAAACAAGTAACCGCATTTTTGGAATCTTTACCAGCATCAGAAAAAAATAGTACAACATTGCAATCCTTGATTTTACAATATCAAAATAGCAGAGAAGCATTATTGGAAATAGAAAAAGCATTTGGTGTTTCTATTGTAGGTTAATATCATTATAAAATTTGTAAAAATATTTTTATCATGATATAGTATAATGAATACTGACGGTAAATTATCGTTTAGATTAGAAATAAATTCACCTGATGGATTGCCAGGTGATTATTTTGGAAGAGCAGTTACTGTATTTAACAATTGGATGGCTGTAGGTGCTTCTGAAAGAACAGAATCACAAAACAAACAAGGAGCAGTTTATATATATAAACGAGAAGTTGAGTCTAGTGTAGAAAAAAAAGAATATTATGGAACTGAAAGTACAAATTGGAAATATCATAGTAAAATTGTAGCTAGTGATGCCGCAGCAAATGATTATTTTGGTGGAGCTGTTGCAATGTGGGGTAATAGATTATTTATTGGTGCAAATGGACAAACTTCAAGCCGAGGAAAAGTATATCTCTTTTTACTCAGTGGTAATAGTTGGACAGAAAGTACCACATATACTCACCCAACTCCAGCAGACAATAATAAATTTGGCAGATCTTTAGCAATTTATAACAATATTTTAGCAGTAGGAGCAAGTGGAGTAACAATAAATGGTTTTTCATCTGGTGCTGCATATCTTTACGAAATACAATCAGATAATACATTATCGACTCCAAAGGAATACTTTCCAATAACTTCTAAAGGAGTTATTGACGGTGAAAATGGCGAAGGTTTTGGTCACGCTATAGCATTAAACCAAAGACAATTAATTATTGGTTCTCCATTTAAAAATAGATATAGAAAAAGTAATCAAAGAACATATACTGATGTTGGAAGAACTTTTTATTATACACGTATAGAAGATACAATACATGCTACTATTCATGACTATTATTGGCCTAGTATATGGACAAATGATGGTGCTACAGTAAAGTCGGGTGGGTCAGTAGAAGCTAGTAATAAATTACTAACTGGACAAAGAAGTATTTCTATAGGACCATCTAGTTTAAGTAAAAAAAATTGGACTAATCTAAAAAATAGCAAAACTATAGGAAATGCTTATTTTCTTTTCAGAAATGTACCAAATTACAGACCATTATCTAATGTGCATGGATCTATTTATGCTATTGATGGCAATGATTTATATTATGGAACTAGTAGTCATGATAATTCTACTGGAATTTTACATATTTTTAGATTACAACTTAGTAAAGTATATACACCAAAAAAAGATAATTCAATAAAAGAACTAATTACACTTTTGGAATCTTTACCATCATCAGAAAAAAATAATACAACATTGCAATCCTTGATCTTACGATATCAAAATAGCAGAGAAGCATTAATAGAAATAGAAAAAGCATTTGGTGTTTCTATTGTAGGTTAAATATCATCATAAAATTTAGTACAAATATTTTTATCATGATATAATATAATGTCAACTTTTTCGGCAACAACTTTTGTAAGTAGTGGACTAAATAGTCCATTAGGTTTAGCGTTTGATAAAAACGGCAATTTATTTTGTATTAATTTTAATGGTAATAATATCGTAAAAATAACACCAAGTGGTAATGTATCTACTTTTGTAAGTAGTGGATTAAATAGTCCATTAAGTTTAGCGTTTGATAAAAACGGCAATTTATTTTGTAGCAATTCTAATGGTAATAATATCGTAAAAATAACACCAAGTGGTAGCGTATCTACTTTTGTAAGTAGTGGATTAAATAATCCAAACGGTTTAGCGTTTGATAAAAACGGTATTTTGTTTTGTATCAATCGTAGTAATAATACTATCGTAAAAATAACACCAAGTGGTAGTGTATCTACTTTTATAAATAGTGGATTAAATGGTCCAAAAGGTTTAGCGTTTGATAAAAACGGTAATTTGTTTTGTTCCAATTTTAATGGTAATAATATCGTAAAAATAACACCAAGTGGTGTAGTATCTACTTTTGCTAGTATAACTCAACCACAATTTTTAGCGTTTGATAAAAAAGGTAATTTATATACAGGTACAGGAAATAACAAATTGTTTAGAATATCGTCCAATGGTGTAGTACAAGAACTAACTATTACTGGTGCTACACTAGATGATGTAGAAGGTCTAGCATTTGATCATAAAGGAAACTTATATGCTGTTTCGAATGATGTTAATAGAATTGTTAAAATAGCATTAGGTGTACCAAGTGAAATTCTTGGATTTCCAAAAAA